AATCCATTTGAATCCTTATCCGAAGTTGAATTTTTGAAAAGATCCTTCAGATTTCACACGAGTTTGGGTGAAGTTATGGGGCCATTGAGTGTAGAAACACTCTTTAGTTCTATCCAGTGGTTGGATAGCACTAAAATAGATCCTTTTCCTGATAAATTGAGCGCTCTGCAAAGAGAAGCTTATTTACATAAAAACTATGCGGATCTAATGGTCTTAGTAAAAGAAGCATGTAGAAATAGGAAGATTCCTTTTACGCCTCTACAAGACCATTATTTATATACTGTTTTTAAAACGGGATATGAACCAGAGGCGTGTAAATACGGATTTTACTAGAAAACCACCGTGTTTGTTCACCATTCCACGTTAAACAAATGGATTTCTCAGTTCTGATAGTTATGAGGGTAAAACAAACATAATCACTATGATTTTTTAAAGAAAACGAATTTTTCGACTTTATATAAGTCATAGTAAATATGAATAAAAGGGTAATGTGCCTTTTATTTAAATAATTGCATTACACAACAACAAAAAGAAGTGTTAACCATCTCAACGGGATCAAACGAGATGGCACAAACGAGAACAAGAGATCCCATTGAAACTTCATTTTTATATGATGAATTTCCTGATTTAAGATCCATGGAGAGGAATTTAACTGTAGACTATGATATGATTCTTAAGAATCCCTTTATAGTTGGACATTATCAGTGGTCTACATCAAATTTCAAAGGGGATAGTATTTGTAAATTAACATTCCCGTTGGACGCTTTAGTTAACGATTTAATTAAAACTCCATTTTACAGATCGTGTTTTTACAGAGGTAGAGGTAGAATAATGCTACAAGTAATGGGAACTCCTTTTCATCAAGGAATTCTATTGGCTGCTGCAGTACCTCCCGCTTTGAAAACTTACTCTTTGGAATTTATGTATAACACTATGTTAAATGCACCACATGTTTTCTTATCAGCTAATGATACTACTTCAGCTGTATTAGAAATGCCATTTTATTGTCATTCTAAGGTCCAGCGAACACCCGGCAATATTGCTGCAAGTGATCCTTTGTATAGTATTCAGGGTCGCAGGAATCACTGCTGTTTAGAAGTAGTAGTTATGAATCCTTTATTATGTCCGGCATCAGCAACAAGCTCAATCGAACTGCAAGTATCTATACAATACGATGAGCTGGATTTTTATGTACCATCTAATGTATTTAGTTATATTTCTCAAGCTATGAGCTTTAAGTCTTTGGCTTCTGTAACTATTAATAATATGTTTAGTGGTGTCAAAAGAGTTTTTAGTGATGCTCTTGATATCGGTAGAGGATTAATAACTCAATATACTGGTTTACATAATGGAAACAATAGTAAAGTGGAAAATAGAGCGTATATGCAGTTACGCTCTCCTCCAAATACAGTTGATACCATGAATACTATGGAAAAATTAGATCCTTATCTAGATTATTCACGGATTACCAAAGACACGACCTTTGATACCCGACTAGATGAGATGAACATCAATTTTTTAACGTGTAAACCACAACAAATAGCCACTGTAACGCTTTCCACAGATGATCCAGTAGGTACTCTGCTTTTATCGAGACCTATAACACCTCAACAGGAGGTGTTATATTATAGTACCAATGTGTTAACATCAGCAAACCATCAAGTGTTAGCGTATATGTCTCGATATTGGTCTGGATCCATTTATATACATATACAGGCTGCTATGTCTAAGTTTCAACGATGTAAATTAGCAGTTTTTAGTGATTATTGTCCAGAAAAGGAACAATTGACTTCTTTCCCTAGTTTAGCTAGTGTACAAGGTTTGCAGGTGGTTAACTTAGAGTTTAGTGAAGGAGGACAAGTTCAAACGGTAAGAATGCCTTTCAACAGTCCCACTAATACTCTAGAGTGTGCAAGAGATTGGGTGACTAATGCCCTACAACATGGAATATATTATATTTATGTTGCTTCTCAATTATCCGTAAATGATACAGCTGTTAATACAGTTGATTTTAATATCTACTATTCTTTAGGAGAAGATTTTAAATTTTATGGATACGGCACGGATGAAATTTCACCTTATACTCCTAATATTTCATCTTTTGTTTCACAAGCTGAAGACGTTCCGTCCACTCGTGACCAACTTGATATTTTAAATAAAAAGTGTGTCATGAGCGATGAAGGAATAGATAGTGAAACTCATAGACCAATAGTGAGTATGAGAGACTACATGCGCCGTTTACAGCCAGCGTATGTTTTATCTCTTCCCACTGCAACCACAACCGTAAGTCAGAGTGTGATTGAAATTCCAATCAATCAGATAGTCAAAATACCTAATTTAACTGCTGATAGAAGTTGGAACAGTGCAATAATAGCACGCCGTTTTTATTTTGGGTGTGATGGAGGATATAAATTCAAAGTAAAAATGTTAGGAGTTTCTAATATGAGTGTAAGTTACAAACCACCAGGTACATACACGAGTATAGGTTCTCCTCCTCTGGCTGAGGCAACAGTAGCACTAAATGGTACTTCTGGTGTTGGAAGTGTTAGATTGGCCAATGAAGCTAAGTTGAAATATACATCAGTTTCACGCCCTTCACTCCCAATTCAAGAGTCTGCTAATTATCTCCAAACATATGCATCTATATTTAATACAACAAGATCATCTGCTGTAACTGATGCATATGGAGCTTCTGAAGCAATAGTAGACGTAGAAGTACCCAATTTAAATCCATATAGATTTACAGGTGCCAGTGATTTGCCTTTTAATGATACAACTAGTCACACAGTTGACGCCGTTAATGATCTAGGATCAATAATCATATCATATAAAGAGCAGCAATTCTTCACTAGTACGGGAGAAACATTAAGTTTGGAGAATTTTAATGTTTTATTACAAATCTATTTCGCATTTAACGATGAAGCTAGATGTGGATTTCAAGTTTTTGGTAACTTGTTAACATACCAACAACAAGTAGGTGCAATAGCAACCATGCACCAACCTACTGGAAATAGGACAATGAATATAGATCCGCGAACTGACGCGGAATATTGTTACTATGGTGGCTAAATCAATACGAGATTTTCGTATACTTAAAGTTTTTTTTTTTAACCGAGAAACTTTATTTTACACTACGGC